GGACAAGGTATTCAAAGAGAAGGCACACTTTCGATTGTTAATAACGCAAGTTTAGTAACACCACAGTTGAGCGATGTATATACACATACAGGGCCAGCTTTATATAACACAGCATTTACATGGGCAGCATCTGTTGTTGATAACAACAGCGATGGCACAGATGACACTATCCATATTACATTAAAAAACACAATCCCAGTAGCGAACGATAATTTTGTATACACAGTAAACTATAGGTCTTAATGTTTGATTTAAAATATGAGGATAGACTCCGTGCTTGGAAATTATTTCGAGAAGGCTTGGAGACTGCAAAGGATCCTATCCAAGATGTAATAAATTTATATAATACTGCACCTTTAGTCAGTATACACATTGATCCATATGATGAACAAACGTGGCCAGATCCTTGGACACTGATTTACGAAAATTCGTATTGCGAGTTTGCAACAATTCTAGGAAAAGCATATACGCTTCAATTAACCGAACGTTTTTCCCAGAAGCAATTCGAGATACATACATGCATTGATAGGGAGAAATCAGAACTAATGCACCTGCTTTGTGTAGATAACGCTGTAATTGGCTTTGACAGAAGCAAAGCAGTAAAAGCATCTAGTTTACCTGACCACCTTGTTGTAGATAATAAATACCAATTATTAAAGTTACGTTAATTGGCATCTACCAGAGTTGTAGGTGCCTCATTTTATTAAAAAGGAAAAGATAATGATTCAAGTTACCAAGCGAGATGGACGAAAAGAACCACTAGACATTGAAAAACTACATAAGGTTGTTTTTAATGCATGTAAAGACACAACTGGTGTTAGTCCAAGCGAGGTAGAAATCAAAAGTCAAATCCAATTTTTTAATGGAATGAAATCCAGCGAAATTCAAGAAACATTGATTAAAGCCGCAGCAGATTTAATCACAGAAGAAACACCTAACTATCAGTATGTTGGCGGTAGACTTATCAATTATCATTTACGTAAAGAAGTTTATGGCGGATATACTCCATGCACAGTCCGTGAATTAGTAGAACGTAATACAGAAGCAGGGTTTTATGATCCAGAATTGCTCGGAACATACAACGACGAAGAATGGGATAAAATCGAAGGCTTTGTAAAACACGAGCGTGATGAAAACCTGACCTATGTTGCAATGGAGCAGTTGCGTGGTAAGTATCTTTGCCAAAATAGAGTAACTGGTGAGATCTTTGAAACACCACAAATGTGCTATATTCTTATTGCAGCAAGTTTATTTGCAAACTATCCAAAAGAAACAAGATTGAAATGGGTGAAAGATTATTATGATGCGATTAGTTTACACGACATAAGTTTGCCTACTCCTGTTATGGCGGGTGTACGTACACCGCAAAGACAGTTTAGTAGTTGCGTACTTATTGAAACTGATGATAGCCTTGACAGCATCAACGCTACTAGTTCATCTATAGTAAAATATGTAAGTCAAAAAGCAGGCATTGGTATCGGTGGCGGAAGTATTCGTGCTATTGGTTCACCGATACGCAAAGGAGATGCATATCACACAGGTGTTATTCCTTTCTATAAAATGTTTCAAGCCGCAACTAAGTCATGTAGCCAAGGTGGTGTGCGTGGCGGCGCAGCAACTATCTACTATCCAATTTGGCACCTAGAAGCAGAAGAACTTCTTGTGCTAAAGAACAATAAAGGCACAGAAGAAAATCGTGTGCGTCATATGGACTACGGTGTACAGTTCAACAAGTTAATGTACGAAAGACTAATTACTGGTGGTAACATTACATTATTTTCACCAAGTGATGTTCCTGGTTTGTATGATGCTTTCTTTGCCGACCAAGATAAGTTTAGAGAGTTATACGAAAACGCAGAAAGAAACACTAGACTACGTAAGAAAACTATTCCTGCTGCTACACTTTTTGCATCGTTTATGGAGGAGCGCAAAAGTACTGGACGTATCTATTTACAGAATGTAGACAATGCAAACGACCACGGCTCATTTCTACCAGAAGTTGCGCCTATTAGACAGTCAAACTTATGTGCAGAAATTAACTTACCAACAAAGCCACTAAATGACTTGAATGATCCAGAGGGTGAAATTTCACTATGTACACTTTCAGCAATCAACTGGGGCAATGTGCGTACACCAGAAGATTTTGAAAAAGCATGTACACTGGCAGTACGTGGTTTAGACGCACTACTAAGCTATCAAAACTATCCAATTCTTGCTGCACAACTTTCAACAGAAAAGCGCCGCCCGCTAGGTGTTGGTATTATTAACTTTGCATACTGGCTTGCAAAACATGGTCTTAATTATCAAAATATCAATAGTGCTGGTCTAGAACTAATCGATGAATATGCTGAAGCATGGAGTTACTATCTAATCAAAGCAAGTGCTGATATTGCAGCAGAGCAAGGTGCATGTCCTGGCACACCAGAAACAAAATATGGACAAGGTATTACACCTAATCAAACATACAAAAAAGATGTAGACGATCTTGTGAAACACAAAGAACGCATGGACTGGAAAGGATTGCGCAAGCAACTCAAAGAAACAGGCATTCGTAACTCAACACTAATGGCTCTAATGCCGAGTGAAACAAGTGCGCAGATTGCAAACGCTACAAACGGTATCGAACCACCAAGAGCATATATCAGTGTAAAGCAATCAAAGCATGGTGTACTGAAACAAGTAGTTCCAGAATTCAAGCGTCTTAAGAACAAATATGATTTGTTATGGGACCAACAATCGCCAGAAGGTTATTTGAAAATTATGGCGGTGCTACAAAAATATATCGATCAAGGTATTTCAGTGAACACAAGTTATAACCCTGTGTTCTACGATGATGAAAAGATTCCAATGTCAACAATGTTACAACACCTGCTTATGTTTTACAAGTATGGAGGCAAACAACTCTACTACTTTAATACAAACGACGGACAAGGTGAGTTAGATATTTCAAAACTTGTTGTAGAACAAGAAGAGCCAGACGCAAATGGTTATACTTTAGTTGAAGAAGACGAGTACTGTGACACATGCGTGATTTAGAAAACATTAAGCATATGAAAATCTGTCATCGTAATTTCGATGATGCTGAAGTTTCAGATCATCTTATAGATTATCTTGCAGAGTGTATAAAATGGGCAAACATGAAAGATGGCTATAATTTTTTAAAAGTGATCTTTACTAAAAATAAAGATTTAATAAAAAATATTTATAGCCTATCAGGTCACCCTGATGAACAAGAGCATGTAAGAAAGTACAACGAGTTTTTTAAAGAACAAACTGATCCTAAAGCAGTATTTTTAGGTAATCCTCAATTAGATGCTCCGTGTGTTGCAATCCTATGCCAAAATACTCCTACAGATATGCACAAGTATTGGGATGATAAAGAAGAATATGCACAATTCAAAAACATCGCTATAGGAACAATTACAGGTATTATAAACTTTGAAGCAAATAGAATTGGTCTAAGAACAGGTAACTGTATATGTTTAGATCAAAATGCATTAGCAGATTTATTATATGGATACACTAATAAAAAATTCGATCCTATGATGGCAATTGGGATAGGACATCCCAATAAAAAATTAAATCCAAGGCAACACCCAGTTCATAAGAAAAAATTTTACTCTCTCGAGAAACAATCCAAACCTTTAGAGATAATTAAAGTATAGGTTGACAAATAGCCTAAAATCATTATAATAATAAAAAAGGATAGACAGACATGAGCGTTTTTGACACAACTAACCGTGCCGACCATACACAGGTTCTAGCATTTTTAGATCCTACAGGCGGCCCGACAATTCAGCGATATGACACACTGAAATATAAACAGTTTGATCAATTGACTGATAAACAGTTGGGCTTCTTTTGGCGTCCGGAAGAAGTTGATATCTATAAAGATGCAAAAGACTTCAAAGGCTTGACTGACTTTGAACAGCACATCTTTACGTCTAATCTAAAACGCCAAATTCTATTAGATTCTGTACAAGGTCGTGCACCAGCAGAAGCATTTGGTGCTATTGTAAGTTTGCCAGAATTAGAAAATTGGATTATGACATGGACGTTTTCAGAAACTATTCATTCACGTTCATATACACACATCATCCGTAATGTTTACAGCAATCCAAGTAAGATTTTTGATGAACTAATGGACATTGAAGAGATTGTAGATTGTGCAGGCGATATTTCGAAATACTATGATCAATTAATTGAACTGTCTGGTTATTACAATCTACTAGGTGAAGGCACACATACAGTCAATGGTAAAAAAGTAAAAGTTGATTTGTATGAAATGAAAAAATTACTTTGGCTCACCTTAATGAGTGTCAACATTTTGGAAGGTGTTCGTTTTTATGTTTCGTTTGCTTGCTCATGGGCATTTGCAGAACTAAAGAAAATGGAAGGTAATGCAAAGATTATTAAACTTATTGCACGTGATGAAAATCTACATCTGGCAAGCACACAGATGTTGCTAAAACTTCTTAAGAAAGATGATCCTGACTTTGCTAAAATTGCAGAAGAAACAGAACAAGAATGCGTTCAGATGTTTGTAGACGCAGTTGATCAAGAAAAAGCATGGGCAGAATATTTGTTCAAAGATGGTTCAATGATCGGACTTAATACCCAACTACTAAGCGACTATATTGAGTTTATTTGCACACGCAGAATGACAAACGTTGCATTGAAGTCGCCTTACACGATCAAAACAAATCCGTTACCTTGGACACAAAAATGGATCAGCGGTGCAGATGTACAAGTGGCACCACAAGAAACAGAAATCACAAGTTACATCAATGGTGGTACAAAGCAAGACGTAACAGAAGATACATTTAAAGGATTTTCACTATGATTTATATTTGGGGTAAACCGGCATGTCCTTCATGCACTAAAGCAAAAGCGCTCTGCGAAAAATATAACTATCCATTTGAATACAGAGAATTGGGAAAAGACTTTGACAGAGACGAAGTTCTAACAGAGTTTCCAGAAGCACGTACATTTCCACAGATTGTTGTTAACGGTCTTAAAGTAGGAGGCTACGAGCAATTTGTAAAATATATCGAAGACACAGGCTATAACGGAACAGGATACACATTATAATGTTAATTGAAGCACCATATAAAAAACACGACACTATTACTGTAAAAATTACTAGTGGTGATGAAATTGTAGGTCGTTTTGTAGAAGAAAATGATACAACACTTACAATTCAAAAACCACTTGCACTAATGGCAACACAACAAGGTATTGGACTAGGTCCATATGCTTTCACTGTACCTCAAGGTGCAGATATTAAGTTAAATAAACATAGTATTCTGTTTGTTGCTAAAACTGACACAGAAATGGCCAAACAGTATATTACAAGTACAACCGGAGTACAAATGGTATAATGGCAGATAACCTTTCAGCAAGAGCAGGTGATGGTGTTTTGACAGGACACGGTTGTGATGGTACAACTACACTAGCAAGTCCTAGCCAGTCGACTGTTTATGTTGAGGGTATTCTAGCATGTCGTTTAGGCGATAATACTGTATCACATGAAATTACTTCAGGAATAACCTGTGTTCCACATACTGCTTCAATAGCAGGAAGTAGTGGTAGTGTATACATCGAAGCAGCATTAGCAGCAAGAGTAAATGATGCATGTGATGCAAATAAAATAAACTCTTCTACTCAATCAACAGTAATAATTGGTGATTAATGACTGAATTACATGATGAACTAAAAGCCCTATTCACAACCTATATTAGAGAATCAGAAAAATTTGAACAAGAAGGCATCAAAGTTAGTGCTGTTAGGGCACGACAAGCACTTAATGAATTAAAGGCTCTTATACCTCAAAGGCGTAAACAAATCCAAGATAAGAAAATGGAAATGTAATAAATACATGTAGGAGATATAAATGGATACCGTAGAAGATTTAAGATTGCACTTATTAGCAGAGTATAATGTACACCCTACAGAATATGATGGGGAAACTTTAGATTATAAATTTATTCAATTCAGAAGATCTAAGCCTGGTTATGTGTTTAACGAAGGCGGTAGTGACAATTGGGAAGTACACATGCACGGACACACTCCTACATTTTATAGAACTGACGATCTATTAAAACAATTAGAAGCTGGCGGTAGTCTTCTGTACTGGTTCCATCCTGATTCTCCGCTGGTAAAAAATGGATAGAGAAAACGTAAAATACCTAAATGATTTGGCAGCAAGAGCCAATTACTATACTCAAGTAAGACGTAATGTCATTGAGTATATTACCAAACGAAAAATTGATGACAAACCTTTAACTGTATCTTTACTTCTAATGTCAGCACTTTGGGCAGCAGACAAAAGACAAGAAGATATTGATGAAGACGATTTAACCATTTATTTTGGTTTACACAAAAGAGATGAAGATGACGAAGCGGGGGCCGTTGTAAAATTAAATCCTCAATACCAAGGAATGAGTTTACAACAAGTGTTAGATATAACGGTCCAGAGTCATGCTGAATGAACACGTTAAATTAAAATCATATGACCAACTAGTAGAACTACTTGCAGACTTTGATAGATTCTGTGGCACAAAAACCTATGTAGCAAAATCCACACTTGAAGATGTAGGGCTTGTTAGAAATAAACCATACAGCGGCATTTCAGATGACATAGAAGAAATGGTAAGTGATATGACAAAACGTTGTGGACCAAAATTTCTGTCTAACCATCCTAGAGCCAATGCTGACTTACTTGAAAAGTCAAACACAATTTCAGTGATAGGAAAAGATATTGCCAAAGGGGGAAAGATTACACATCCGATGTGTATACATTACTTTGGCAAGAAAGTAGCGTGTCATCCTGGTAATAGTAGGTTATACTTTCAAAGAGTTTATCCCTATCCTGTGTATACTATTTTTACAGACTATAAAGGAGACATTCAGCAGCGTTTTCCACACATTAAATTTTGTGACCCAAAGCAACATGAATTTAGTGTAAAAGGTTTAAATTATGTCAGTTTTGATAATCTTGCTGAAAAGTGTCCGCGGGGAATACAAAAGGTAACAAAAGATAGACTTTGTTATATTCAAGAGGTAATAGAAGATTGGCCGCAAGAACTAGGCGATCCTACACTATACAATCCTCCAAAAGAATTTAAGATTGTAAAAGGCAGAGTGTATGTTGATAATCAATTAATATATCAAAAATTTAGAACAGAATGGAGAGTGGTAATTGATATTAAACACAGTTAATGTAGGTTACACAATTTGGCAGTTTGAAAAACTTATAAGCGATGAACTTATAAGATGTATTATAAACGAGTCTGAAGTGCTTTCCTGGGGATCATTGAATGGTAAACGAACAGATAAAAATGTTAGGCATTGGATGCATCACTATGAGCATCCTTGTTTTTGGGATCTAATTGAGTTTTTTGATTCATACGAAACAAGAAAAATGTTTGGCGAAACTGTAGGTAAAGATTATACAAAAGATAGATTGAGAATTGAACTTTGTAAAGATCTTAAGGGCAGTTGGTTAGAAGATCACTGCGACGATGATGCCAAAACATTTACATTGCAATTGTATCTAGATTACCAAGAAACAAGCACAACTTTCAACAATGTAAAAACAAGAGCCAAAAGAGGTAGTGGATGGTTTTTTGTTAACACAGGGAATGAACCTCACAAACTAGAACCTTTAGAAGATGATAGGATCAGTGTTATTGTAAATTATGTAAATGATCAATGGCGAGATGAAAGTGTTCTTGTATGATAGTTGAGAAAATAGAACACCCTTGGACACAATACCTAATACATAATTTTCTCCCTCAAGATGTGTTTGAAGAGTTTAACGCATATAGTAAAAACTTACCTCGTTATGATTCACGTACAATGCATCCTTTTAAGGAAGGTAAATGGCATGATTTGCTAGAAGAACCTATGCTAGATTTGTCTGATATATTGAAGTATGATTTTTCTAGACACTACTTAGAATTACAATTTGATAATATTGATATAGACTGGCAGTACAATAAAGTACATACAGACAATCCTAAAAAGATTTTTACTTTTGTTTTAGGTTTAGCAGACACAGGCACAGGTACAAAAATCTATAAAAATAAAACAGAGTTTTCTCATCAAAACCCTTATATACAAAACGGTGGCACAGCATTCTTTAGAGGTGAGCAAACTTGGCATGACTTTGATGCTATTGATTGTATAGAGCAAAGACGCACACTGATAATAATGGTTTGCAAAAAACCACTATAAATAATATATGAAAACAATTTTCATACATGGCGCTACAGCAAGCGAAAGAAGTTTTGCTTATATTCAAAAAGAAATAAAAGCAAAAGATCCTATTTTTCTGAATTATGATAAAGAAACAACTGCTGAAGAAAATCTAGATGAAATGAAAGAAATCCTAAAGGAAAACAAGGGGCCTTTTAGTATCATTGCACATAGTTTAGGCGGAGTATATGCAACGTACTTACAAAATTTATTTGACATCAAAGGTGTAGTTAGCCTTGCTACACCGTTCAATGGCAGCGAGATAGCAACTTGGGGCGGTTTACTTAATCCAGGATATCAATTATTTAGAGACATTACGCCACATAGTGCGTTTATAAAAGGCAGTAGAAAACTTTCAATAAAAGTTCCTTGGTTACAAATTGTTACTACAACAGGTGATGTTCCTTGGTTATCAGGGCGTAATGATGGTATTGTTACACGACATTCAATGACTTGCAGAGGCGATGTAGAATACACAACAATTGATCGTAACCATTATGAAGTAGTTCTATCTAAAAGAGTGGTTGACACTATAAAATATAGACTATATAAATAAACTGTAGGCGTTACAAAGCGTATTTGGACTCCGGGGCGGTACCGGACGCCTCCACCATAGATACACTATTAACAAAACAGCCGTGGCTGGCTCGCTAGACAATCCTAGGCAATGTTGGTTAGGGAAAAAAGCTATAGTGTATCTTTGATGGGGCTGAACAAGGATCGACAGGCGGACGAGGAAAGTGGAGATTACCGTGTTGACCTACGTTATTCGGTCGAACAAACTAACTGCAAACGATAACTTTGCACCTACAGGTTACGCACTAGCGGCATGATCTGTCGGGTATGGGCTCCACCTTGGAACAGAACGGGCCCGCTTTACAATTTGCATAAATATTTTGAAACCCATACAAAAAAACAAACTCTTAAAGGGAAGAACAT